AGAGAATATAATGGCGAAGAAAACATTTTTTAGAAAAATGATTGTCAGATTACGTATGTGGTATGCTGATATACGAGGTCATCACGGTAAACGTTGGGATTACGAACCAGGTGATTGGTATATGGGCAGACACAATAAGCGTAAATAATGGCATACGAATTAAAAGAGTATTTAAAAGCGATCAATGAGTCTAAGCAAGACTTGATGAATACCGGTGATGAGGCGTGGGCAAAGAAATATCCTGCGTATATCATTAATCGTTGTCTATCAATGTTTTGGGATACTCTTCCTCAAGCAAACGAAATGAATGGTTATCACTTCCTAACCAATAAGATACAGTTTCAATTTTTAATAAATAGTGTAAGAAAGAAAAAACGATTTGGCGGCAGATGGTTAAAGCAGTCCAAGTTGAAAGATTTAGAGTATGTAAAAGAGTATTTTGACTACAGCAATGAAAAAGCTAGAGAGGCTCTTAACATATTAACAAAAGAACAAATTGAAGTTATTAAAGAAACCTTGAATAAAGGTGGGAGAAAAAAATGAGTGAAGAAATACAATGGTCGCCTGATAATATGTTAGAGGTCACAATCAAACAACCAGACGATTTCCTAAAGGTTAGAGAAACTTTGACACGAATAGGTGTTGCAAGTCGTAAAGATAAAACACTATTTCAATCGTGTCATATATTACATAAACAAGGTAAATACTATATCGTACACTTTAAAGAACTTTTTGCTTTAGATGGCAAAAGGGCAACTTTAGTTGAAAATGATATACAAAGAAGAAATACAATCGCTATTTTATTACAAGACTGGAACTTAATTGATATAGTTAGAAAACAAGACGCAGAAAACAAAGCGCCTTTAAGTCAGATTAAAGTTTTACCATTCAAAGAAAAAAAAGAATGGAACTTATCTGCTAAATATAACATAGGAAAAAAAGTCGTAAACGAAGATAGCGAAAATGCAGATACCGAAGTTTAAAGAATTTTTTGTAGAACAAGATTTAGAACGTAAAGAAAAACCTATTACGGTTGCTATTATTACAATAGCAGATTCTAAAGACCCTAAAGAAAATACAACTGCTGATCTTATACAAAAGGCGTGTAAGAAAAAAGGCATTAAGTGTATTATTGTAAATACAAAATCTACTATCATCACACAAAAAGACGAAGATAAAAATACCTTAACTGTTTACAATTATGACGGCAAAGGTGCCGAACACACCTTTGTAGGTAAAGATACAGTTTGTATTACAAGAGGTGGTGCTTTAGAAGATGAAGGTGGTTTATCTTTAATATCTGCCTTTCAAAATTCACAAGCATTTATGTTAAACACTAGGGCGGCAATGCTTACTTGTGATAACAAATTAACTACAGCATTATTATGCGAAAAGTTTGGTATACCTATTCCTAGAACTGCATATGTTTCTAATGAGAAAAATTTAAAAACAGCACTTGATATAGTTGGAGGTAAATTTCCTATCATATTAAAAACACTTACAGGTACACAAGGTGTTGGTGTTATTAAAGTTGAAAGTTATGATGGTCTTGTGGCAACTGTTCAGGCAATGTGGAAATTAGGTGCTGAAATGTTGATACAAGAATATATGAAAACAGATTTTGATGTAAGAACTTTTGTTGTAGATAATAAAATATTTGCAAGTACAAAAAGAACTCACAGTAGTTATGACTTTAGGTCAAACACACATAGAGGTGCTGAAGCAGAACCATACAAATTAAGTGATGAAGAAATAGAATTAGTTTTAAAAACTGCTAGAGTGTCCAGAGCATATATGTGTGGCGTAGATCATATAATCTATAAAGATAAACCTTACATTTTAGAAATTAATGGTAGTCCAGGTTCAGGTGCAGATTACGAGGGTTATCAATACAAAGATTATTATTCGGATCCAGAACCTGCTGGTAGAATAGATGGCGAAACAATGATGTCATATGTTGTAGATTGGGTACAAGATAGAACACATTGGGACAGACAATCACTTATAGAATGTGGTTGGTTAGAAACTATGGAAGTAGGTGACCTCGGTAAAGTCAGAGCAAAATTTGATACAGGTAACGGTTCACTTGCTTGTGCCTTACACGCAGATGAAATTTTAGAATATAAAGGTAAAATTGTTAAATGGAAATATGATGGTAAAATTTATACTAAACCTAAAAACGGCACAAGTGAAGTCTTTAGATCAAATGCAACTAATGAACCGTCAGAAACAAGACCTACTGTATTAATGGATATTACCTTTAATGGATTTACCTATAAAGATATTGAAGTAGGATTAGATCAAAGACCAAGATCAGGTTCAGATATATTAGTTAATAGAGAATTAATGCGTCAAATGAATGTTAGTGTCAATCCTAATAGAACGTTTGTATTAAGTAAACGATTAAGACCGATTGATAAAAAAGGCAAACAAGACAAAGTTGGCTTTGAAAAATAACGCTTGACATTTAAGTCAAAGTGTGATACATTATAATAATAAGGAGAAATATTATGTCAGACGTGAAAATAATGAGGCTCTCAACAGGAGAGGATATAATCGCAAAGATTATAGATAAGTCAGTAGAAACAACTAAACTAAAACAACCATTTGTAATTATACCACATCAACAAGGACCAGGTAAACCTGTACAATTGATGATGACTTTGTATAGTCCATATGCTGATAGTGAAGAAGTTGAAATCAAAACATCAAATATAGTTTCAACTGTAAATCCAAAAAGAGAAATACTTGCTTCGTATCAACAAAACACAAGTAGAATAATAACACCAAAAGCAGATTTAATTACAGAAACATCTATACCTACTTTGAAAAAGTGATAACAGTAAACTTTATTAGGACAAATAATGAGAAAGTCCAAGTAAAGGTTCCTGCAGGATGGACTGTGATGGAGGCTGCCAGAGAGGCAAACTTGGAAGAAATACCTGCCACTTGCGGTGGGTGTTGTGCTTGTGGAACTTGTCACGTCTATGTAAACAATGCCTGGATTGACAAATTGGGTGAAATAGATTATAATACACCTGAACAAGAATTATTAGAATATGAAAAAGGATATAAGAAAGGTATAAGTAGATTGGGTTGTCAAGTGATGTTAACTAAAGAACTTGATAACATTACTTTACATCTATTAGATAATGAACTTTTATAAAAGCGTAATAGAACATCACGGTAAACTTCTTGTAAGAGGTGTACACGAAGGACAAGAATATAAAGAAAAGATTGATTACTGTCCTACTCTTTATGCTATTTCACAAGAAGATACAGAATTTAAAACACTTACAGGTCAATGTTTAAAACCAATTAAGTTTGGTAGTATTAAAAAGGCAAGAGATTTTAAAAGAAGTTATAATACTGAAAATGCACCTATTTTTGGTATGGATCGTTATCAATATCAATACATTGCAGATGAATTTCCTAATGATATACAATTTTCAAAAGATCATATTAAAATATTTACACTTGATATTGAATGTAGTGCTGAAAATGGTTTTCCAGATATACAAAATCCTATTGAAGAACTATTAGCAATCACAGTTAAGAATCAATCTAACAAACAAATTATTACGTGGGGTACAGGTGAGTTTAAAACTGATAGAACAGATGTAACTTATATAAGATGTAAGTCAGAAAAATCATTGATTATGGAGTTTATGAAGTTTTGGATAAAGAACTATCCAGATGTAATTACAGGTTGGAATACAAAGTTTTTTGATTTACCTTATCTATGTAACAGAATTAAATTATTAACAGATGAAAAAGTTGTAAGAAGATTATCACCTTGGAATCTAGTAGGTACTGAAGAAATAGTTGTAAGAGGTAGATCACAACTTCATTATACTTTATACGGTATTGCAATGTTAGATTACCTTGACTTATATAAAAAGTTTATACCAACAAGACAAGAAAGTTATAAACTTGATCATATCGGTAAAGTAGAATTAGGATTACCTAAAGATGAAAATCCTTATGATACATTTAGAGAATGGTATACAAAAGATTATCAATCGTTTATTGATTATAATATTAAAGACGTTGAGATTGTTGACCAGTTAGAAGATAAACTAAAACTGATTGAACTTATTT